CTCCGTCCTCTCCGTACTGCTCCGGGGTAATGAGATAGTCGTCATCAATACTCTTTGGATTATCCAGCACCGTATAACCATCATACACGGCCAGGGTGCTGCCATCCTCATTGACAGTCTTAATCTGCTCCGTGGCTGCCGCATCCGCAAACAAGGCTACGATATCCTCCAGTGGCTCAGATGTCCGGAAAATAAGCCGCAGAGTGCTGGGCGTGGAGGATGTGCCGCCGATGACCAGCGGGTACTCCTTTCCGTTTTTCAAAACAATCTTTTCATTCATTTATTTTTCCTTTCCGCCCAGCGGCCTGCCGGGCAATAAAATAAGCCCCTGGTTTAGGGACCTGATTTGCAGGTTACGATTCATTTTTTCTTATCACAAATAGCAATTTAGCTAAAACCGTTGAAAATATGAATCAGAGCTATCGTCTGCGGTTATATTGGGATAATGATAACGGCCTTATACAAGTATATGTAGGTGGTACATATAAAGGTAATCTTAAATTCACACCATAATAATTATTTAAGACCCAAAATGTAGATTGCATTAAGGGTAAATCCTGTATTGACATCAACTTCCATCAATGTTACTGTGCCAGCTGAGTAATTTATAGATAGCAAAACGTTTGCGCAATATCCGTATGATTTACCTGGTATTGCTATGTACCGTGTTTCATTTAAAATATGACTTACTAATGGCACAAGAGTAAAATTAAAAAACATATTACCATTACTTGTCTGCTGTATAATTACCATGATTTCGATAGTTTTATAATTTTTAAATGAAATTCCTGTCATTGTCTTATTATCCATGGATAAAGCGGCAAGTTGGGTTCCTGTCCCAATAGATGCTAAATTGCTATCTATGCTATCTTTGACTTGTTTCAGGTATGCGCTGGATGGGACCTTATTTGTAGCTGTGGACTCCACCTGCACAATATCCGTCTTTGCTACATAATCCGCCAGTTTCAGCATAAGGGCATCATTAGTCACAGCTTTATTGATAATAAAATCCCCTACCTTATCAAGAAAGGTCTGCAAGATAGTTTTCTTATTCTTCGTCCCGTCAATGATTCCCGATGTGTCTATAACGGTAATAGCATCAGCTGACGCCTCTGTGAATCCCTTGGCCATATACCGCCAGTTTACACCGTCTGCCGGCGTGACTCCATGCAGGTTATCCTTTAACGCCACATAGGTACTACCCTCATGGTACACCGCATTGTACTTATTATACGTGGCATCCGCGCTGTATACCCCCTTGTCTGCGTAGCCAACATTTCCTAACTTTGTATATCCTTCTGGTGCTGCCATAATATCCTCCTTATGCTACGATTTTCCAGTACAGTATCGCGTCAGCCACAACAAAATCAACTCCGGCCCCGCCTTTTTGATAAAGAGCTCCGGTCTCTATATCCAGATAAAAGTCAGGAGCTGTAATCTGCGAATACTGACTAGCCCTGTCAGCTTCATCCTTTGCCCTGTCAGCCTGGGTCTTAGATTGCTGGCTGTGATACTCGCTGTTATTTGTATCCTCCCCTGGCCTTGTTCCGGTTCCTCCATGGGCCCAACTTTCTGACAGCAGGGCAGATTCGTCTGCTTCTTCTTTTGCGGTCTCTGCCAGCTGCCGCTGCTCCGTGGTTTCCGCCAACTTCGTATCTGCATACTGCTTATATTCCTCTGTAATCTCATTGGCATGGTCAACGGCGCCCTGAGCTTCCTGCCGGACCAACTGGACATCCTTGGCCGCCTGGTCAACAACCTCGCCTTTTTCAACCAGATAATCCACGGCGCCGTTCATCTGGTTTTGCAGCTCCTTCAATGCCTCCACATTAGCAGACCTGACCTGCCGTCCATATCTGGCATTCTTCCAGTCCTGTATCTGCTGATTTATGTCAATATGTACGGGCTGTGCTGCCATAACAATCACCTTCCTTTCGGCATACAAAAAGAGCGGGGACATTGCCTCGCTCTCATCAATCCATATCAAATTCTATTCATGGCTAGTGCAGTCTGGAATGTACTGCGTTTCCAGATAGGTAATAAACTCAAGGTCCATACAAGTCACCAGGCCGTCTGCAGCAGTCTTATGGCCGTTCCAATAATCATACCCTTCCACCAGTTCGCCGTACCCATTAAAGGCATATAATACACCATCAATCTTGGTGATATCCACCGGAATGGTATAATCATCAAACTGGAAAGACCAGATTCCATCTTCTGACTGACTCCATTTACCGGAATAAGTCTCGCGTTTCCCTCCGTCGTCCTTTATGCCGTGGCCTCCGCCAATCATGCCATAATTAAATTTATCCAATAAGTATTCTCTCGTTTCATCAGCTCTTTTTCCAGGCTGAAAACGTGCCACAACCTCGTCATTTAACCATGTCCACACATAATCAAGTGTTCTATCATCGTGTCTGGTTTCTGTTGCAGGATTAGGTATATAAATCTCCGGCCATCCTTGCCCACTATTTACCATCGCAAATGCGTTAAAAGAAAGACATAGGGATAATAAAACGGTTACACATATTCCTATTTTTTTCATGATACATACCTCCTTTATAATCGTATTATATCCTAATCTTCCTTTTAATACAACCCTCCCTCCTATAGCTTATTTTCAAGTATTGCGATTCTGTTCCAAAGTTCTATAATATTTTTGGATACAGAATCCCATTGACCACCATATTCATTAGACAAATCATTTAAGGATATATCTTTTGTGTTTATTCCACCATAAGCCAAACGTGTTCTTAGGCCATTATATTTCAATTCGATAGCCGGCCCAGCCATTCCAGGAAATGCAGGAGTAAAAATCTCAATCGTATTGTCCCTGCTATAAAATGCTCCAGTTCCATTACTAGACACCCCAAAATCTCCTATCCAGGTATAACTTGGAGTAATCAAAGTATTCCCAATAGCAATCTGACCGGAGTTGATTGCCACGGCTCCGTCATCATCCACATAAAAAGTCCCGTTGCCTATGTCAATCGTACCGCTAATGATATCAGAACCAATTATGGTGCTGCCTTGAATCACTCCCAGCAGGACGTGCAGTCCTGTATTGTCCCAGCTTCCAATCTCGTTACCGTTGGCGTTTTTGACCACAATCTTTCCATCCTTAGCAAGGCCATACCCGCCTACCTCCAGGATTCCGCCACGGATGCGGTCTGCCAGCATCTGGCCGGCAGTGATGAAATCAGCCAACAGGTTACCGTCAATAGTCCAGGCGTTACGATAAGGTCCGTTGATGCCACTGGTGGAGAATCCGATGCCATTCTGATTTATCTGGATGATATTCGTTGCGGTCTCTTTGTCCGGTGTGTTCATGACCAGGATGCGCCAGGGATGCATTTTCTTGCCTGTAACCGGGTCTTGACTGTCAAGAACAACATAACCTCCCAGCCCTCCTGTGATAAGGTTTGTCGCATTGGCAATCTTCCGGGCCAGTTCTTCATATGTTTTTGCCTCGGATTCCTGTACGGCTTTTGAAATACTTACCTGCTTATTCACGGTGGCACCTGTAAAGCTGCTCACTGTGGTCCCAAGGGATATGCTGCCCTTTGCCGGGTCATCCAGGTACATGTCAAGCTGAGCCAGTAACAGGTCCTTGCTGACTCCGTGAGGCTTGCTGATAGCCGTCGTGTAATATCCGACCCGGAAGCGCCGGATGTCTACCCCAGTATAATTCAGGTCTACGGCTGATACCTTAAGCGTATCCGGTATCCCGGACACCTCCTTCAGGTATTCTTTGGCCTTTTCCAGGAGCCTTGCGGGGTCTGTGATGTCTGGCCATTGGAACGTCCCCCATATCTTCCCGTATTCATCCAGCACGGCCTGCTCCGCTGTGATATAATCCTTCCCGTCATTAACCGATGTAATATCGACCGTGCCTGTCTGCGTCTCCCCAAGCTCGTCTTGGTATTCCACATCCCCTCCGTAGGGTATCATACATGTTACCACATTAGTGGCATCCTGATACTTTGTTAGGTCCAGGAGATTGACGCCAAAACGTATCGGCTGTTCATTCTTACCGCCATAGTCGTAGGTGTAATTAAGATACTTCTTGCCGTCCCTGTATTCAACCCATATGTATCCACCATGGACGTCTATCAGCTGCGCTTTCAGCGTGTTCCAGGTATTGTCAATCTTAGCGGACTCCCGCTTAAGTTCATTGTTTTCATCGGCCACATTCACCCGGCCGAGGACAAACTGTTTCCGCTCCTCCACCTGCCCGTTATGGTTTTCCACCATCTGGGCGAGGAAATCATGGATGTTTCCACTCAAAGAAAAGGGGCGCTGTGCGCTGTCAATGAGATAGGCCAGGCTCCCCTCACATACCACATCTTTTGTATTGTGAAAATCCGACTCATCCGACAGTACGCGTCCCTCATATATCAATATCCCATCCTCCATTACCTGGATGGATGACTTCATCTTCTTCAAGGTACTGAAATACATATGACTGGAAGGAATGCGGAATGTAAGAGCTCCGGTCTTGTTGAGGGTAAGGGTCAGACGAGGCTCAATCACTCGCAGTTTCCTGTCCCGCTGGTCATGCAGGCAGTACGTTCTGCCATCAATCACATTGTTGATTTTATACATTACAGGCTTCCTCCCCTGTAGCTTACAGTCACGATACCATGTCCCGTGAATGTCATCACATGCTCTCCATCCTTTATCTCAATATCCGGCAGATAGTTTTCTCCCGCTTTCAGGTCAAACCTTTCACCCTCGAATTCCACCTGCATATCGGATGATACTGTAATTCTTGGCACCACCGGCATGGGTGAGCCTATAACAGTAAGCACAAGCGTCCCGTCCACGTTTTGGTTCCCATATTCCTTGATTACTCCTTCCTCAAAATCGAATGGGTCCCACAACCAGTCCTCATCCGTGGCCGTAAGCTCATATTTATATGGG